AAGGTTATCCATCAAACGGCAGAATCGCTTGGGCTATGTGGGGTGGAGATGCTGGCAAAAGTTGGAGTGAGAAAATCGTGAATCAAAGCGAGAGAAACATGGATTTAACTAGCATGACTGAGCGGCACGTCATTGACGTCGAAGAGACTAACGACGAGTACATTGTGGCGTTTGCCAAAGCGGAACAAGTCGCAGAAGAGCCGGAAGAAAGAGAAGTGGAACAAGTCGAAACAAGAGACTTGCCAGTTCAGACTCAGTACCGAATGGGTTCAGTTCGGATGATGGATGACGAGTCAGATCGTCGAGTGATGATGTCGATTAGCTCAACGAATCCGGTTGAAAGAGAATTTGGTTACGAGGTGCTTGAACACAACATTTCTTCTGTCGATATGGAATTCATGTCTTCAGGCAAAGCACCACTGCTTTTGGACCATGACGCCAGACAGCAAATTGGAGTGGTTGAAAAGGCATACGTGGACAACGACAAACTCAGAGCGCAAGTCCGCTTCAGCAAAAACGCAATGGCGGAAGAAGTTTTCAGAGACGTTGTTGACGGAATCAGAGGCAACGTTTCGATTGGCTACCAGATTCAAGGCATGACGAAAGACGAGAACGGTTACAAAGACAAACCGCTTTATCGGGTGAGTTCCTTCAAACCATTGGAGGTTTCAATGGTTTCCATACCTGCCGATTCTACTGTTGGAGTTGGCAGAAACTATCAGCCGGATCTTTCCGGTAATGAATCAACTGCAATTCAGGAGAATAAAATGGAAGAGCAGGTTCAAAAGCCGGAAGTAAATGTTCGGCATGAAGTCAATGAGAAACTTAATGAGTACCGCAGCCAATCTAGCCAGATTCTTGAGCTGGGCAAGCGGCACAACGAGTATGACCTAGCGTTTCGCGCACTTCAGGAAGAGAAGTCACTGCCTGAATTCCAAGCCATGCTTTTAGAGAAGAAGACGTCCAAGCCAATCGACTTCAGCGTTGACGCCTCACCGAAAGAGAAGCGCAACTATAGCTTGGTGCGAGCGATTCGAGCCGCAGACCAGAAGGATTGGTCAAAAGCCGGTTTTGAAATGGAAATTAGCCAGGAACTCGCAAAGACGCAAAAGCGACAACCAAAAGGTTTCTTTGTTCCTGACTTTGGCTGGCAGACCCGAACGGTATCAACAGCAGCTGGAGCGACCTTTGGCGCAGGCTCAAACATTGTGCCGGAAGACTACCGAGGCGACCGATTCATTGATGCACTGATTTCAACCTCAATTCTGGGACAAGTAGGCGCAACAGTCCTGAACGGACTGCAAGGAAATGTCGCGATTCCCAAGATTTCAACCAGCACCGCAGCGGCTTTCATTGCTGAAGGTGGAAGCGTTGGAAACAACGAGCCTGACTTTGCTCAAGTCACTATGACCCCAAAGCTTCTGGCAAACAAAGTTGCCGTGACTCGCGAGTTGATGATTCAGTCTGACCCATCCGTTGAGCAGCTAATCAGAAACAACATGGTCCGAATTTTCGCGGCAAAAATCGACAACGTTGCACTTAAAGGTGGCGGATCTAACGAACCAACCGGAATCCTTGGAACTGCTGGAATCGGTGACGTTTCTTCCGGTGGAACAAGTGGCAACGCCAATCTGACGTATGGCAATGTCGTTGATATTATGACCGAGGTTTCACAAGACAACGCTCTGCTTGGGAACCTGCGATGGGTAACACATCCGGCAGTAGTTGGGAAGCTGATGCAAACGCTTGTGGCTTCCAGCACTGACTCGCGGATGGTCATGCCAACACCGGATTCCATGCTTGGCTATCCGGTTGTCCAGACAACTCAAGCACCAAGCTCCTCGCCTTACTCGCTGATTTTCGGGAACTTTGCTGACTTGTATGTCGGCTTCTTCTCAGCGCTCGACGTTCTCGTAGATCCGTATGGCAGTGCAGGAACAGCAACGACCAATCTTTACTTCTATCAAGATTGCGATATTGCGGTTGCCCACGCTGAAAGCTTCGCAGCCGCGCAGGATGTGACCGTTGCGTAAGTGTTCCAATTAGACGAGCTGCAAGGTTGGGGTAAAGCTCGGCCTTGTATCTTACTTTGTGGTGGACCTTCTGCGCCTAGCGATTTGGCGCAAGCGAAGGCGCGGATTGGTTCAAAAGATTACGACCTAGCGAGCGTAAACAATCATGGTTTACTTTTTCTTGGCGAGCTGGCTTGGTGTTATGCTCACGACGTTCGGATGGTCAAACACCTTCAGGAATACGAAACGCCAGCAATTGTGCACCACGAACCAAAGAATTTAAGAGACAAAGATATTCACGGTGGAATTGTCCCATTTATCAGACTTTCAGGGCCAGAAGCACTTTGGACAGCAGATTATTTGGGCTACTCAGAAATTCATGTCTGTGGTGTCGATTTTTACACGGGCAACCGTCGATACTGGCATCAGTGGGACTTAGATAAGAAACCAACAAGAGTCCAAGAAGATCAACAAGGTAAGTGGATTGAAGCAAGAGACAAAATGCAGAATCCCCAAAGAGTGATTGTTTATAACGAAAGGCTTCAAAGGATATTCCAATGAAGATTCAGATTATCAGAGGCACGGTGGCAAACGGTGGACCTGTCAGAGTGGGGCAAGTCATCAGCGTTGACCCAAAAGAGGCACAGCAACTGGTCAACATGGGCAAAGCTGTTGTTTATGAGAATCGCGCCAAAGGCTTAGACGAGGCAGAAGCGCCACCAGTGACCACGCGAACCACCAAAACTGCTCGAAAGCCTAAAGCCAAATGAGTGTGGAAACCAATGCTGATCGAACTGCCATGCTTGCAGACTACGGCACAACCGTAACGAAGACAGACGCAAGCACCTTCACAGCAATTTTTGACAATGACTTTCTGGCGGTTGATGTAGACGAAAGCGAAGTCGAAAGCTCAGAGCCAACACTACTAGCCAGAACGGCTGACGTTTCGAGCCTAGCGCATGGTGACACACTGACGATTTCGGCAGTCATTTACACGGTTCGAGGCATTCAACCGGACGGCACAGGCATGACTCAAATCATGTTGAGTGTCTGATGGCACACAAACGAGCGCAGATAAAAAGCCGAGTGGCAACCGTACTGACCGGACTTGCAACCACTGGCTCAAATGTCTTTCAGTCCAGAACTTATCCAATCGCAACCAGTGATTTGCCTGGGCTGCTGATTTATGCGAATTCGGAAACCGTTGAACGCTTAGAGATTGGCATTCAAAACAGGCAACAACGAAACCTCGACTTGGTGATTGAAGCCGTAGCCAAAGGCAACACCGCAGAAAGCACACTAGATTCGATTACGGTTGAGGTCGAGGAAGCAATGGCAAACGACCAGACACTCAATGGGCTGGCAATAGATTCTCGCATCACTGATACGCAGATTCGGCAAGCGTCTGCGGAAAGTGAGTTTTTCATAGCCACATTACGGTATGAGATTCTTTACCGTACAACTGAAAACGATGTCGAATAAGGAGACATTATGGCGATTCCTGACAGGTATCTACGGTTAAGAAGTTCTCAGCCGTACATCACCACTGAAAGCACTGCTGGCAGTTATGTAGCAGTTTCGGCTTCTGATGCTTTCACCACAACCGAGCCTTTGGCACTGAGCCAGACGTTCAACACAAGCGACATTAGCGAAGTCGGCACTCGACTACTTCAGAACAGAAGTTTTGTGAATTATGCCGAAAGAGCGACTTTTGACATTCCGTTTTTGGTGAAGCCTTCAGCAAGTGCCGGAACTGCACCAGCCGAAGATACGCTCTTAACCAAGACCTTTGGGACCAAGACGGTTTCCGGTGGGACATCAGTAACTTATAGTTTCAGCCGAGTCAGTGACACGTTTCAAGTGGCGCAACTGGTAGACACCTATAAATTATATGTGGCGAATGGGACCATTGTCGAAGGCTTCAGCGTAGACATTACGCGAGACGGTGTTTTCACCATGTCTGCAAACTGCCGAGCCTCAAGAATCCGCTACTCTGGACCCGTGAACGCAACCGGATCTGACGTTTCTGTAAGCGACTCTGGAGCCGCAACCGTCACCTTAGATCCTGCCAGTAATGCAGTCGCTGCCGATTATTTCTTCGCTGGGCAACTGGTGGACATTTACGATTCAAGCGACTCGCAGGTTAACACCGGAGGCGCTGCAACCATCAGCTCACCAAGTTCAACAACCGCAACGGTTGGGGTTCAGGCTGCCAGTGGTGACTCTTTCACAGTCAGCGCGACTGACTACCTAGTACCGCACCTGCCAGCCGCAACTCTTTCCACTTATGAGCCAATCGCGACCAGTGCCGCTCAAGTTTACTTAGCCGCTCAGAACACCGCAGCCGCAAGCTTGATTGCTTCAGCCAACGAGTTTCTGGCAACAGGCTTTTCCATGAGTGTCAGCAAGAACTTGGGCGACCCAGGCTTGGCAGAAATGACCGGAGACAAATACCCAGCCGCTGCATATGTCAGCAATGATATTACCGTGACAGGCTCTTTTGACTTTGTGATGCGGCCAGCGCAAGCGTATCGCTTCGAGCAGTTTGCCCGATTGGAGCAAATCGCCATTGGTGTGCAGGTAGGCGACACGGCAGGTTCAATTGTTCAGATCATCATTCCTTCTGCTCGCGTTTCGATTAGCGGAACAGGGCAGGATGGAGCCGCAGCCGCAAGTGTAGACTTTGCCTTAACTCAAGGCTCTTCTGCCACAGACGCAGCCGCTTTCTCATTAATCTATAAGTAACAACCCATGCCTTCCATTTTTGACGTCCAGAAAGCCAATGAAGTCACGATTGATTTCAATGATGACGAGCTGGACCTAGAAGCTACTTTTCAATGCGTTTTGCCTCATCAGCGATTGTTGACTGAGGCACTGAACGCAGCCACAAAAACACAAAAAGGCAAGCAGACGATTGATTCATTGACGTTTGCTCGAAAGCTTTTTGTTCCTTGTGTGCAAAGTTGGAGTTTCGACGAGCCTTGTGACGATACCAATAAACAATTGTTTGTTGGGGAAGACGCTGCTCTGAACAAGATGGCTACTCACGTCAGTCTAAAGTTGATGCGTTTGGCCCAGGCGAAAGTCGATGACGAAGAGGGAAATTAACTGCTTATCTGGATTTGTTGTTTGAACGAGCAACTTATTCAGATGATTCCCAAGAACATGGGATCCAAGCAGGTGACAGATACCAAGCGGTTTGGTGTTGCAAATCAGCGGAGAATGTCTGGCAGGAAGACGAAGAACCGCCTTGTGCAGTTTGTCCAAACAATTTGACGCTGACCGAGCGTAACTTGGCAGCGGTTCAGGCGTTCAGAGACTTGGACACAACCGGACGAGACTTGGGTTTTGACATTGGTTTTCTGCGAGAAGAAGCGATTGATTGCTACCTGAGAAGAGCCGAAACCAACACGGTTGAAGTTTACACCGCACTGGTGACAATCGACCGAGAAGTCACTAGCCACAGAAAGAAAGAGAACGAGCGCAAACGAGACTTGCAAAAAAAGAAGTCTTCTGTGAGCAAACCTTCCACCACACCAAGGCGACGAAGTGGCAAACGCTAACTCCACGATTGAAATTGAGTTAGAAATCAAGCAAGCCTTGGATCAGTTGAACAAACTCCAAGACGAGCTAAAGAACAGCAGCAAAGGCTTTAGCCAAGCCGGAAAGTCTGCGCAACGCTTTGAGCGAGTCATCAAATCGGCAATGAGTGGAGTGGCAACGGCAATGAAAAAATCATTGTCCATCATCACTTCCTTTAGAACTGCTTTGGTTGGTTTGGTTGGGGTTTATTCTGCCAGTGAGTTTGTGCAGTTTGGGGCAAACTTTGAGCGTGAAATCAGCAAACTTAATGCCTTGACCAGAGCAACAGAAACCGAACAGTTGCGCCTGAGAAAAGCGATTCGAGAAGTTGGCTCTTCCACAGCATTCACAGCCACACAAGCAGCCGCAGCTGCAAATGTTTTAGCAGCATTAGGCAGAACGTCGAATCAGATTTCTCAAGAGTTGGGGGTTGTTGTTCGCGTGGCTGGCGCAACCAGTACAGCCATTGAAACGGTTTCTGAAGCGATTGCGGCACAAATCAATGTGTTTGGTGAATCGGCTGAACAGGTGGGCAATGTTTTTGCCGCAGCCTATTCAACCAGTGCAGCAAATGTGGAAAAACTTCAAACAGCTTTAGGTCAGGTTGGTCCGGTTGCCAAATCTGCTGGTTTGACGTTGACAGAAACTGCTGGCGCAATTGCCTTCTTAATTGACAGGGGCTTCCGTGCTGAAGCGGCTGGCACTGCGTTGCGAGGTACACTTGTACGATTGATTAACCCATCGAAAGCAGTTCTGGAAGAATTTCAATCTTTGGGCGTTTCTTTTGAAGAAATCCAAAAGCTAGGGTTTCAAGATCAGATGCAAGTCCTGGCTGATCGCTTAGGCAGCGTTGCTTCTCAAGCAGAAAAGAACCGGATTCTGACCAAGATTTTTGGAGTGGAGGCATTAGCGGCAGCAAACAATCTAATTACTGCGTTTCAATCCGGCAACCGAGTAATTGACAACCAAGCGGAAAAACTTCGACAAGCTACAGATGCTGCTGGACTTTATAAGCAAATCACTTCTGATCTGCGCGGAGCAATTGACGAGCTGATCAGTGCAGTTCAAGACAAACTTCTAACCGCTTTTCAAGCCGCAGAGCCTTTTGTCAAAGAGATTGTCACGCAACTGAAGGATGCTGTGAACTCTTTGACCACCGGACAAATCATTGATGCGGTTGAAAATATTGGCGTCATTTTAATAAAAGGCGCATTTGGATTTTATGACTTAATTCGTGTGGCGATCAATGCCGTTTACGAATTCCTCAATTCTCCAGCCTTCCAGCAAGTCATTCAAATTGCCAAAGACTCTTTGGCAAGTCTTGGATTCACTTCCTTAGACGATCAAATTGCCGTTGCAGAGCAAGAAGTTCTCAAGCAAGCCGTACTAATTCGAGAACTTGAACTCTCCAAAGAATCGCCATTTTCCATTGACTTCCTGACAGACCAAACCATTGGGGCAGTGCAAGAGCAATTGGATGCTGCCAAAGCAGTTTTGGCAAATCTCAAAGCACAGAAAGCTGAACAAGAGTCTTCTTTGTTCTTGATTAAAGACCGAGGTGATTTAGAAGAGCGACTGATTGGGAAGATCCGAGAGGGTGCAAAACTCATCAGAGAAAGAGCGCAAGCACAGGCGCAACTTGGAGATGTGCAAGAGTCGCAGACTAATCAGATTGCCAGCAGTGCCACTGCCACAGTTCCGGTTTTAAATGACATCAGCGAACAACTGGAAAATGTCAGACAGGCTGGAGAGGCCGCGTTTGGAATCCTGACCCAACAAATCAAGGACATTTATTCAGTTGCCTTTGATGACGATCTGCCGATTTTGGACCGTGTCAATCAGATTGACGCCTTCGTAAATTCTATTGAAAGCTCTTTGCCGCAACTGGCTGGAGTGCTGGAGCCAGGACAATTCCAAGCAGTGCAAACCATACTTGTGGACCTGCTGAATGTTTCAGACGCCTTGGACAAGATCGGACAAAGTGAAGCGGCTGAAGCCTTTGAAAAAATGGGCAGAGAAATTAAAAAACTGGACCCAAAGCAACAAGCAGAATTTGCTAGAAATCTTCAGGCACAATTTGACCAATATGAACAGATTGAGGAGCAAGTCAACCAAATCAACGAGCGAGGCATAGAAAGGACCGAGGTTGAGCAAATCAACTACGATTATGCGAATGAGATTGCAAAGGTAAAGGCAGACCAGAACCTGACGATTGAGCAAGAAATCAAGTTAGTCAACGCCTTGGAAGACGCACAACAAAGAGAACTGGACAACCAAGAAAAAAAGCTTACTTACCTCGACAAAGTTAATGAGTCACTGCAAGAGCAGTTAGGACTTTCAGAAGGTGCAGCCGCTGCCGTAATTTCTGGTGTTTCAGGCGCAGGACCAAACGCTAGTCGAGGGATGAACATTGCTCAATCAAAATCCTTGGATGAAGCCGCAATAAAGCTGATTCTGAGCAACGAAAAGGTTGCCAAAGCCATCGACTCAAGCTTTGAAATTCTTTTCGACATTTTAGACCCACTGATTGAACACCTAGCCGGACTGATTGACGTCATCAACGATTTAATTGTCGCCCTAAAATCCGGCATTCAGGACGGTTTGGACAATCTTGGGATTGGTTCAGATTCGTATTTGTTTGGTGGAGGATTTGCCAGAGACTTTGAGCAATTCACCTACAACCTCAGTCTTGGAAATTTTGGCGTAAACAATAGTCAGCGGGATTTTGTCGCAACAGGTGATGAAGTTGTAGGCATACAAAAAAATCTTATTGCTGGAATTTTTGAAAATATTGATGAGGTTTTTTTAGATGGCTTCCGAGCGCAATCATCAGACCCAAGTGTTCGCGGATTGTATGACTCAAATTTTGATGGCTTAGAACTAACTTCTGAAGCAATTCAGGACTTCATGGCAGAGGTGGATGACGTTGGTTTTGATAAGGCACTAAATTCCGTCCTGACTCAGCTTGGAGACTCTTTTGACGAAATTGCGAATCTTTACATCAACGGATATGACAAAGACAAAGTCAGCCGGAACAGTGCAGCAATTCAGGCAGAACTGACTGAACTATTGACAAGAACTTACTTTGCGGACCTTTTAGTTGAACCGCTAAAAGCCTTGGATGACATAACAAAATCAGCGCAGGACCAGATTGACGCAATTATTTTCCAGAATCTAAGCATTCAAGAGCAGATTGAGTTTCGATACCAAGAGTCAATTGCGACTATCGAACAGCAAAAAGCCTTGGCGGACTTAATAGATGATGAGGATTTAAGGACTCAGTTGCTGAATGCCGCAAACAAAGCAGAAGCGAAAACGATTGAACTGAAAAACAAGCAATTAGACCAACTCGAAAGAGAACAGCAACTTCTGGCACTGCAAAACATTGAATCTGGGTTGCAAGCACTGCTTCGAGATTTTGAAAGAACCATTGAAAAGATTGATGAGTTGGTTCAAGGACTCTTTGACCAAGTTCAGGAACTGCTATTTTCAGACTTTTCTCCATTGGGTCCGCAAGAACAATTCGCTCAAGCTCAAAGCACTTACGAAAGCCTACTAGAAAATGCCTTTGATGCTGATGCGACTGAGGAAGACATTAAACTTCTGCAAGCCTTTGTCAATGAATACCTCACCGCAGCCAGAAATGTATTTAAATCTTCAACAGCCTTTACAACCATTTTTGAAGGTGTGCTTGGTGACTTGACGGGACTTGGACTGCAAACAGGCTTTAACATGCCGATTCAGGCCGCCAGCACACTGAGTTCAGGTGCAGAAGACTTACTTGGTGATTTACCAGAAGAATTGCAAACCGCAATTTCTGACATGATTAGCGGTTTAAACTTGGCAACACTCGCTTTCGCGCAGCAGCAAGTCGAGTTTTTGACTACCGTTTATCAAATTCCTTTAGTGATTGAAAACGACTTATTGGTTGTCGATACGACCAATGTCAATAAACCAATCAGCCTCAATGACAGCAACTTCAGCATTGATTCAAACAGCCTTTTGCAAATTGATCTAAGTGTTTTGATGTCCACCAGCATGTTTACGGTGAACACTTCTGGGCTGAACTTTGGAACCATTACCCCAACCGCCACTGCTGGAAGGCCAAATCTGGGAAAAATTACGCCAACCGTTAGCCTAAATACTTCTTTGGTGACAGGTGCGTTCACTTCATTGTCCAATTCCGTAAATACGGCAATCTCTAATTTTGTAGATGCACTTCAAAGACCCAATGCGATTTTAGGGTTAGTCAGTCTTGGAGCGTCTGGCGATTATGTTAATTTGGGAGCAAATAATGTACGAGATGACCAGCAAGGCAATCACGGACCAAAAGGCATAGCTTCTGGAAGTGGGAACATAAGTTTTGCGGACCTGACTGCTACCTATTTGCAATCTGGAATGCAGGTTTTCCCATATGCTGTTTATTTCAGAGCCTATGGCTCTTCTTTCGCGCATTATTTCGATTCAATCACTGACGCCAGAAGAGCATATGAGATTGTTACCATGCCTCAATATTCTAATGAGGGAATAACAAAGCACGGTTTCCGTCATGGCGGAATCGTTGACGCAATGGACACCATCCCAGCCATGTTGAGTCCTGGCGAATATATCCTATCTCCAGAAACCGTCAGACGTTATGGAGTGTCAAACCTAAATCGTCTAAATTCAGGTGACACCGCAGCACTGAACGCCACTTCAGACCCAGAAGTCAAACGCTTACTGGCTGAATTGATTGTTGCCGTCAGAGAGAACGACACAGAAGTCAACGTTTACACCGATATGGCAGGCCAGACAAAAGCAGGCATTGAAGAATTCCGAAGCGAATTGCGCGAAAGAACGAGAAGGCAAGGCGACAAGTTTCTTCCGGCTAGATATATATGAGCCATTTACTCGCAACGATCACTGTTGACGGTACAGCTTACCGAGGCTCATTGAGAGGCTTTGCTGGTCAGAACTTCTACCAGCCTTTTGTCAAGAGAATGCCTACGCTTGAGCTTGGGCAAGTGGAAGATTCCGGCAAGATTGGCGTGAAGTTCGGCAATCTGACTCTGACGAATGACTACCTAAATTCAAGCCATCCATTCGCCTTGCAGAGATACGAAGACTTACTCACTGCACCTGGGCTTTATGCAACCACTTTAAAATGGGGTGAAGCCGGAAGTGACTTATTTTCAGGAAACATTTTTTTGCAATCCGTCACTGATACAGAACTGACCTTTGCTCTGACAGACACCGAATTTACGAAAGGCGCGAGGCCATTTACCTTGACCGAAAATTTTGCCTTCGTGGAAGCAGTTATTTCTTCGGGCGCAGGAACACCAGTTTCAATTACCGCTTTGAATCATGGTTTTGTGACGGGTACGGTTGTGATTTTCGAGCAAATGGATTCCTACGGGGAACTGCTCGAATATCAATCGGTTGCAGTGGACAACTACTATTACGTTGTCCGCACTGGTTCAAACACCTTCACGCTACAAGATAAGGATTTTATTCCGGTGACAAGTGGGTACGGCACAACCGGAACCTTTACCAGTGACGGCAACACGCACCGTGTTGGTGTGCCGCTGAGAATCCCATTTAGTTGGGGCATTGTCAAAAACGTCACGCCTGTGATTAAGAAACGCGACGATGAAGTTGCAAATCCAGATTTGCAAACGAACAACAGCAGTTACCCTATTGAAATCCGCGAGGATGGCGTTTTGATTTATTCGACGGATAACACCAGTTCAGAATTCTGGAACGGGTCAGGCGGAAGTGGCGTTGCTCCAACCTCAACGGTAATCAAGCTGAACGCTGCCACCACTGGAGGTGTGCTTTCAATCTCAGGAATCAGCAACCGAGGTTCAACGCTTTCGAGTTTTTACAATCATGTGGCGACTGAGCTTGGGCTGACTTTAGATACGAGCTATGCCTGATGGCTGGAGTTAACTACAACACGGACACCACGATCAGTGACGAGCAAGTCAACGACTCTCCGGTTGAAGTACGTCTCACGGTAACGGTAGAAATAGACACCAATGGACAGTTGACCGTTCGCTCGCTGACCGTAGCAACAACAGCTTCAGAAGTTGAAATTTATTCGCCTTAGTTATGGCACAAGCAACTACACGTAACGAGCCACTGATTGACTTTGCGGCAGATACTGCCAAAGCCGCAAACCTGTTACTGCAAATTAGCGGCTCTACTTTACGAGTCATTAACCGGATTCAATCCGGTGTTGCAGCCGCAACGGTGAGAACGCCAGAACTGCTTCAGTTGCAATTAGCGCCAGCCTTTCCAATCAAAAAGGTTTTTTCAGAGTATGAATTCAACACACCTTACCCAGACAGTGTGACGCTCGCGCAAGAAACAAAATATGTGGAAGTCCCCAATCTAGGCTATGGGGAAGAACAAGGTTATGACGCACTCAGCACAATTGAAGAGAAAGTCATTGAATATTTAAGAGCCATTTTGCAAAGCGAATCCGCGCCAATCTGCACGGCTCGAATTTTTGGCATTAAAGATAATTACCTTTTAGGTTATCGCATCATCTGCATTGACGAAAAACAATCAATCAAAGCCACAATCACCATTACCAGCATTATTTATAGCTTTGATTCTGAGGAAACCACGATCAGCGGACCAACAGAAATCGACTTTGTACGGAAAGAATGAAGATTATCTACACCAACCTAATCACTTCTGTGACGAGTTCAGCGACTCAGCTTGCCAGTGATTATGCAATTGCCAAAGTCGAAAACAATTATCCAAAACAGGCTTACATTTCAGACGCTGCAACCGCAACAATCACTGTGACTTGCCCAGGTGCAGAAGCCATTTTCTTTAGTTACCTGGCAGAAGCTGTGACGGTAACATTTAAAGATTCTGGCGCAAGCACTTTATCAACTGAAACGTACTCGAACACCTACATTCTCAGCGAGCAATACCTACTCAACGAGAAAACCCATTGGAATGATTCGGTTTTTGTGGCTTGTCCAGCAACCACCAACACGGTTGAGATTGCTTTAACCAACTCGACAGACGTCAAAGGCAGTTTGGACGGTTGGGTTACGGCAAGCAATGGGAATCTAGGCAGATTACAAGCGAGCAGCTCAAACATTTATTTAGAAGATTATCCACAGATAAAGCTTGGAACCTTTGTTTCTGATGGGGTGTTTACCGAGCAGGTTAACCGGATTACTGGTGACGGGACCGGAGGTGAAGATTTACAACTGACAGGAAATGGTGGCGCGAACTTTACGGTTTCTTCAATGAAGTTGCCGCTGATCGTCAACACGATACGAGCCGGGAAAGTGCTGCAAACCTACAATCCAAACGTAGGCATGTCAATCAGCCGTGACAGCCTTGGAATCAGGCAAGAGCGAGACAGTGGGCTTGTGTATCGGCTAGGTGAGATTCGCAGAAGATTCAGCGGAAGCGTTCAAGTTTTGGAAAGTGAGAGAGACACCGCAACCAAAGTTTTTACAGGCTTACGAATGCAACCAGTGGCTGCTCAGATTTTGGGCTACCAAACCAACACGGCAGTATTTGGAAGTTTCTTTGAACCAGCCAGTATCGCTTATTCTTATCCTGGCAGTCAGTTATATGATTACAACTTTGAATTTGTGGAATTGATATGAGTCTTCTGAAAGTCAACGAGGTCCAAAATTATAACGGCAGTTCACTAACGCTAACCGCCAGCACAGTTTCCACTTCTGCTCAATTAAACACTGGCGGAAATATCAGCGTGACCGGCTCCATCAATGTCTCTGACGATTCGACAACCCGAAGCAATCTTGGGCTTGGATCAATAGCTACGCAAGACTCTAGTAATGTCAGTGTCACAGGTGGGACGATTGGCAGCAGTGTTTTGATTCATTTTAATCCCGTTCCAAACTGGTATCTCGCAGAGCAGCAAATCACTGGTGGGAATGATGTCAGTGCTGGATTCTATGCTGGTTCTACAGATTCTGCTGAAAGGCGGACAGTCAATATTCCAGCGACACAACTACGAATCAACGCCACTGTTTACACGCTTTCTACGGCAACCACACTGGATGCAGATACAGCAGGTTCTTGGGCAAGTAATGAAACCTCAAAGGCCACAGCAGCAAATCGTAATGGAGAGGATGTTTATATTTATGCAGTAGAGCCTAGTTCTGGAACAACTCCAAATTTCTGTTTAAGTTCTAATTCAACGTATCCTGATGGAACCGTTGGAGGTGTCACAGCCAGTCCAACAAATTCTCGTAAAATTGGAGGTTTCCATTGTTTATGTGTTGATGTTGGAACCATCAGTGGACATTTCCTAACAGGGTATCTGGATGGAGATATTCTACCTAGAAGTGTCTGGACACAAGCGCAACATCGTCCAACCTCAAATCCAGAGGGAATGGTGTATGTGGGGAACAAACTCTGGGCGGATATTTACTTAGCCAGTAATACGACAACACTGGAAAGCAGTTACGGTGGCACTATTGTGGATGGGGCAAGCAACCCAGATTATCACTGGTATAATTTTGTAGAGAGATTTGCGGAAATTGAAAAACGACTTCCTACACAAGCCGAGTTTATGGCTCTAGCGATTGGCAGTAATGAAGAAACCAACATCAGCGGATCAGCAGACCCTGGAACGACTGGGGGTCATAGTGACACAGCTAGTCGTAGAATGATCTCTAATGTCGGGTGTGAAGACTGTGCAGGGGCAATGTGGCAATGGGCGAATGAGACAGGATCTGACGGAGCAGCAGCTAGTTGGGCAGTTCAGGACACTGCCAGCGATGGAACGACATACGATGGAGCTAATGCTGTCGGTCGGGGTCAGGGATACGCAGTGCCAAATCGCGGGCTCTTTGGCGGCAGTTGGAACAATGGCGCGTATTGCGGGTCGCGTGGTGTCGATTGGTTTGCTTCGCCTTTGGCTCTCTACGGCAACATCGGGTCGCGCGGAGTTAGTGGGAGTCTGTACTAATTTTAAAAGTCCCTCTGGGAGGGTGAGGCAGTACCGTTGTTACAGCACGGGATCTTTGGCAGCAATTGGAACAATGGCACGAAATGCAGGTCACGTAGTGTCAATTGGAATAATTCACCTTTGAATCTCAACGACAACATCGGGTCACGCAGAGACAGTGAGAGGGCCACAACACCACTGGCTGGCTGGCTCACCTTGGCTTTTGCCAAAATACACAACGGTGGGAGAGGTGTTTGGTAGTGAGAGCGAAGGACATCTCTCTAAAAAAATGAAACGTCACGGAAATCTTTTTGAGCAGATTGTGTCTGCTGACAATTTAAATCTTGCCTATCGTAACGCAAGAAAAGGTAAGTCTTGGCAGCGAGTAGTCCAAGAATTTGACAATCGTAGCGAAGTAGGATTGGCGGAAATCCGCAAGCAATTAGTAGATGGTAAGTACCAGACCAGCCAATACCGTATAAAAGAGATTCTAAAACCAAAACGCAGAATAATTTATGTGCTTCCATTTGCTCCTGACAGAATCGTCCAACACGCTATTGTCCAGATCCTTGAGCCAATCTGGGACAGGGTTTTATTAGCGCAAAGTTTTGCTTGTCGTAAACAATTAGGACTTCACCGAGCCAGCAACTATGCTCAGAGCTGTGTGCAAAAATATAAATACTGTTTGCAAATGGATATTCGGAAGTTTTATCCGAGTGTTGACCATCAGATTTTATTTTCTGTTGTTCAGCAAAAGATAAAATGCAAACGCACTTTAATGCTAATTAAAGAAATCATCAGTAGTGCCGAAGGCTGCCCAATAGGGAATTACACAAGCCAATGGTTTGGTAATTTATACTTAAATGAATTAGACCAATACTTAAAACACAAATATAGAATCAAAGGATATTGCCGTTACGTTGATGATTTTTTAATATTTGGCGATAGCAAGGAATGGTTGCAGTTTGTTCGTGTAAATATTGTAGATTTTTTAAAAAGATCATTAAAACTGGAAATTAGCAGGTGGTCGCTAAAGCCTGTCGAGACAGGCGTTGATTTTGTTGGTTATCGCCATTTCCCTACAAAGAAACTGTTACGAAAATCAACAGCAAAACAAATGATTCAAAGGATCAGTGAGCTCAAAAAGAACTGGCCTGCTTGTAGTAGCATTCGATTTCGTTCAACACTAGCATCGTATGAAGGTTGGGCAAGTTGGGCAAACACTTATCATTTGTTGCAAACCCTAGAAATCACTAAACTAAAGGAGATTATCGGTATGCGAGGGATTCCAAAGCATTTAAATACCAAATTTGATTACGATTACATTAAAAATCAAAACCTGTCCGGTTGGCAAACTCAGTACCAAGCGCTCCTAGACACTAGGCTAAACTGGTTCAAAACAGGAGACTTATCCCCAGATGATGCAGGGATTACAGATGCCACGCACCGAGTCAGAACCGAAAAAAATCTGGATGGTGCAACAATCAAATATCAGCAAGAACTTCAAGAAGATCCAAACTGTAAACTATTCCGTTTAGGTTTTACCCAGACTGAAGTCGAGTCAGCTTTAACCGTTTAAAAAGGCCGAGCAATGCCAGCAGAACCCAACACAATGATTCAATTAGTCCAAGATTTAGGTTTTGGCATGGCTTCTCTCACCTTCAGCGGGTGGCTGATCGTGTTTCTTTTAAGAGGTTTTGAAAAGGAGCGAAATATTTGGCTAACTAAGGACTCTGAAAGCGATATTCGCGTCAGCGAACTATTACGAGAAAATTCACAACTTCAACAGGCCACCACAGAAAAACTGGCGAACCTTCAGGCCGCGCAGTCTCAACAGCTTTTAGCAGTTCACGAAAAACTCAACACAACGCTCACCAACATGACCGTTGCGATAAGTGAGCTAAGTCAAAAAATGGATAATCTAAAAAAATGAAACCGACTCTCTTAGGCTTGGCTTTGCTGCTCGCAACATCAGCTTTGGCTTTGCCTGTCGAGTATAAAACGCTTCACTTAGTCAGTTGGGCTTACCAATGTTCACTTCGTTTGGCTCCCACCTATCAAATGCAAGGCATGGCTTCAAATCTAGCGATGCAATCCGCCATTCAGCTTTGCAGTTGTGTGATTGACCATTATCGCGAAAATCACCGCTATGTAGATTTGCAACTTATGCCGTTACCTCAACGAGAAGCATTTGGCGAAATGTATTCACAAGAGTGTATTGATTACCCAGAAAAGGAGACTTGATGGAATTTCTTGACCACTCAGAGCATTTTTCGAGGGACGAGCTGAAGTGTAAATTCACAGGTAAGTGTGAAATGTCAGATTTGTTTCTGACGAAGCTCGAAACCTTGCGCCAGCACTACGGCAAACCCATCAGACTAACTTCAGCCTATCGGTCTGTGGAGCATCCGGTTGAAAGAGCGAAAAACAAAAACGGTTCAAAGCCAAGCGGTTATCACGTTCTAGGCCGAGCAGTGGATATTGCCTGCTGGAATGCAGATGGTGCGCGACTTCTTCAGATTGCCATTCAAATGAATTTATTTGGTGGCTATGGATTCTCATTTACCGGAAGCAATCGCTTCCTGCATTTAGATGACAGAGAAGATTTGATGATCTGGAGTTACTAATGGAAATCTTTTTTGAATATTTCAATTCTGCTGTAGAATCCGGTGGCGTTGAATTAATACTGACAGCAGTAGGTTTGCCGATGGCAGCGGCTGGTGTGGGCGTTTATCGAAAAGTCAGGAAGGCAAAGAAGCTGAAAGAGGCAATCACTGGCGGATAGGCAAAACCGCCACTTACCGGAAGTTTCACAAATCGGCTGGAGGTGGCTCCCCAAGCTGGACTCGAACCAGCGACCCAATGATTAACAGTCAGCTTTGGACTTTCGGCTGTACGCTAGATGAATACTAGGTTTGCCGTCTTCAGATTTTTTCTTTGAAACAGTGTTT